CCGATGTCGGTTACGGCAAGGTAAAACTGTTTCACCGTCACGCCCCTCTCGGCTAAAGCTCCGACAAAGTATTCCACCATCTTGCGGGTGCTGCCGTGCATCGAGATATAGGGCAGCACCACGATGTTTTTTGGTTTAACTGATTTAGCAACTGCTGCTTCATCTCTGACTGCAATCATGAAGGCGTATGGTTATACTGCTGATGAAATGCGGGAGAAATCGGATATGCTTTTTGCTGCGGTTATGGAAGGTAAGTTTCATGCGGCAGATTTGAATGAAGCGATTGGTAAGGTTCTTCCTACTGCTGCTGCCATGGGGGTTCAGATAGATGAAGTGGTTACTGCTCTTGCTGTTTTAACACAGCGAGGTTTGGATGTAAATGAAGCAGCAACAGGACTTAATAGATGGTTGATTTCGATCTTACGTCCTATGGACAAAGCAAAAAAGGAATTTCAAAAGTTGGGTTTGGCGTTTGGTAAAAATGCTTTTGAAGGACAGGGACTTGTTGGAATGTTAGAAAAGTTGCAGACAGCTAGTGTGAGATATTCAGATATACTTCCTAAGATTTTTAGACGACAGCGTGCTTTAAGAGTACAATTTATTTTTGCGTCAGGAGGTCTGGAAGACTATAAAAGATTATTGTTGAAAGTTAATAAAGCTACAGAAGAAGGAGGAGAGGTCAACAGAGCCTACGGGAAGATTATTTTGACTCTTGGAGAAAGGTTAAAAGCATTTCATGCTCGACTTCTTCAGGCGGGTGAGGCTTCATTTAAGCTTAAAGGTTTTATTGTAACATTGGTGGATCTTTTTGAGGTATTTGGTGTTGGTTTGCTGAAGGAAATTAATACATTAGGTCGTCTTGCAATAGTTCTTATAACGCTTAAAGTTGCATTTAAGGCGGTTGCTATTTCTGCAAGTTTGGTTAAGGGTGCTTTAGAGAGACAAGCAGCAGCTACAGGAGCAATGTCTATTCGGCTACATGCTTTTGGAGTTCGTTTGATGTCGGCGGCACATCTAATTCGTTTAGCTTCTGTGGCTCTTACTGCGGCGACAATTGTTTATTTTGTGGGTGCTTCGGTAGTAAATAAAATAAAAGAAAACATAGAAAAGTTGAATGAACGTCTTGAAGAGCAAAAGAAAAGATTAGAGAAAGTAACAGAAGGCTTTGAATTTCTTAAATATGTTTTAGAATCTCTTCATATTTCAGTTGAAAATTTGGATAAAGACATAAAAGTTATGACATTTATGCGAGTTATATCAGAGATTGATTTTATGATTGGTTCTGGGAAGACTCTTAGTAATCTTGCCCGTGATTTAGCAGCAAACATAGAAAGTCGTACAAATCTTTTTTTAGGACTTATTCCTCGTACAAACAAGAAATTTGAAGAGTTATCAATAACTTTCTTCAAACTCTTATGTGCAGTAAAAAGTGGGTCTGTGGATGTTGAAGAACATCATCAAGCGCTTGAGCTTCTAGCTAAGAGTCTTGGGATTACAGAGAAGGTATTGACAGAGAATATAGAAAAATGGAAAGAAAATAAGGCTGTGGGGGAAGTGTATACTAAATTTTTACTACAGTATAATTTTCTTATGAGAGACGTGAATGAGGCTATGGGGATGATGAGTAAACATGCTGAAGAGATTGCAGAGACTACTCCTGCGAAGGCATTGCGGGAGATGATTGAGAGATTTGAAGAGATCTTGGCTCTTCCTGCTGACGCTCCTTTCTTGCGGTATTTGAAAGATTCGGGGAAGGATGTTGATGAGTTAAAAAGAAATATAATTGCTTTTATTCCTCATCTTAGGGAAGCTCTTAAAGTGAGTCCTATGGTGCAGTTTAGGTTAGGTGTGGAAGATACTATGAATACTTTAATGTCAGGTTTTGATGAACTTTATCCTGGTATGGAGCAAATTAAAATATTATCTACTGCTGTTTATCGGACATGGAAAGAGAAGTGGGAGGCAGCAGGAGACACGATGGAGGCGTATGTTAAACGGAATAAAAAACAGATAGAGATACTAGCTAGGAATCTTGATAAAGTTCCTGCTATGTACAGAGATGTGATCATAGAAATGGCAAAGCATTTAGATAAGGGGAGTTCTGCTGAAGAGAAATTCAGAAAAAAAGTAGAGAAGGCTCAGGGAGATTTCTTTACAAACTATAAGAAGCTTATAAATGATATTGCTGTTCTTGAGAATGAACTTCGAGGGGAGCGTTGGAATGATATTATAATCAAAACACGGGAAGAGAATGAGTTAATGAAGAAGAAGTTGGATGAGCAATATAAAGTATTAAAAGTTTTCTATGGAGATGCTGCTTGGTTGTTTGCTTTGTATCAACATCAGATAGCTGCTATGAAGAAGAAAGAAGAATTATCGGATCAAGTTGCAGTGGCTCGAAGGTTGCAGGCATACATTCAAGATTTGAAAGAAAAGCTTACTGCGGAGAAAGCTAATTCTTATGAAAGATATAGAGTAAGGAAACAATTTTTTGATAATTTTGATGAATTGATGAAAGAATATGGTGTAAAAGATGAAGAACAGATAAAGAAACTTCTCAGGTTGGCAGAAGATGCTTGGAAGGCGGTAGAAACTATGGCGGAAAGAGCTCTAAGGGGAATAGGTGATGCTATCGGGAATTTTGTAGGAGGCGTTCTTTTGAAGATGGATTCTTTAGAGAATCTTTGGAATACTTTTTGGGAGTCCCTTAAAAAAGTGGCTCTTGATGTAACTTCTAAGATAATTTCTGAAGGGATTGAGAAACTTGCAAAGGAAGCGGTCGAGGCTTTTGCTGAGATAGCTGCTGCTGGAGATGCTGCGCTTGTTGCTAGTCTGTTTATTGTTTTTAAGATAATTGAGGGGTGGTTAAAAACATTTGGGATTATAAAAGATGAGGCAGAAGAGGCGGAAGAAATAGTTAAAACTCTTACTGAAGAAATAGCTGATTTGTATCGACATATTGAATCAATTTTTAAATGGATTTTTCGAATTGGCTGGGCTAGTGAGGGGATGTTGGCTGCTTTGGAAAAAGACTTTGCTGATTTAATTGATAAATTAATTGAGGCAGGTCAAATGGGGAGCAAAGAATGGATTGTCCTGGTTCAAAAAGTTAGGTATTTTGGTTTAGAAATCAAGAGTTTAAACGAGTATCTTTTAAGCGAGCTGGATAAAATTCCTGAAGCGTTATCTGTTCTTATTGAAAATTTAGGAGGTGTTGGGGATAGACTTGAGGGGTTGTCAGAGATATCGGTTACTACTTTTAATGCAATGATAGCTTCAGGGAGGAGTTATTATGAAGCTTTAAGGGCATTGGATGAGCCTTTGACCGCTTTACGGGAGCGATATGAAGAGTTAGGGTTGGAGATTCCAGAGAATATACGGGCTCTCCTGGCTATGAACGAGGCTATGAAGCTACACCCTGAAGTTTTTCAGAATTTGGATGCTGCTATAGTTATTTTGAATTCTTTAAGAAATGCGGCTTATATGACGCAGGGAACATTTAATGCTTTAGCTAGTACTGCTGAGGATGCGGTTAAAGTGATTCTTGGTGTTTCTGGTGATTTGAATGAAGCATTAAAGAATATGGGGCAGATGACGGAAGACCAGATAAATATGATTATGCCTATCGTAGCTCAGTTTACTCAAGTGGCAGCTCTCTTTGGTTTGGCTGTTCCTGAATGGATGCAAACATTTGTTTCGAAGCAGCTTGGGCTTGATTGGAAGACATTTGAAGATCAAGTAACAAAGCAAGCAATGGCTGGTATTCATACGGTTGAACGGTTGGATACTATTATTGAGCTTCTTGGAGGAGGGGGAAGAGAATCTCCACTGGCTCGTGAATTGCGTAATGTGATAGATGTTGTGAGTAGGCTTGATGGATATCGTGAAAGGGGAGGAAGAGAAATGCCAGGGGCTCAGATGGGTTTGCCTTATATTGGTCAGACTCAGGCTGTAAAGGTTCATAGAGGAGAGAGTATTCTTCCTGAAGATATTTCGTCTATGCTGCGTTCATTTTATGGGAAAAAAGAATTTGTTCTTCCTAGAGAGGAAAAAGGAGCGGGTTTAGTTCAAGTGGTTTTACAGGTTGATGGTTTAACACTTTACAAGGCACTTGTTCCTTATCTGAGGAAAGGTGGGGACTATGCAGACTACGAAGTAAGCGGTGATGGCGTTTTTTAGAGGTTAGGAAATGAGAAATAATCTTTACTTATTTGATAAGATTGTAAGGGATTCAGTTTTATCCCCTTTGGTTTCTTCTGATTATCATCCAAGCTTCTCTGCTGAAAATATAAGGAATATTTGGACTGATTGTTTCTATAGGTCGAAATATGGAAGTGGTTCTGGTTGGGGCTACTTTCGTGTTGATACGGGGAATCAATGGGTGGATTTTAATGAAGGTGGAGGGGAGCTTTCTGCTCAGATTCCTGCTGGTAATTATGATGCGTCTTCTCTTTGTGATGCTATTAAAGCTGCAATGGAGCTTGTTGGAACTCTTACATATACAGTTACATATTCTGATACTTCAAATAAGTTTACTGTTGCTTCAACAGCAACATTTTCTTTGCTTTGGGCATCTGGGTCGCACTTAGCTTCTAGCATTGGGCTTGATATAGGGTTTGATGTTGGTTCAGATGATACAGGAGCTTCTTCTTATACTGGGGATTTTCCTCGGATGCATAATTATGCTGGTGTAATAATAGAATCAGGGGATGGTTCGGCAGTAGAGACATCTGGTTGTGCAGTATTTGGTTTAAATTTGACATCTGCTTATCAATATTTTTATCTTGAAAAGTGGACGGGGAGTGCTTGGTCAAAAATTTCAGATTTTAGTTATAGTTTTACTAAGAAGTGTGGTTTTGTTTCCTATCCTGCCACAGGAGCAACTAAGTATCGAATTGTGATGAGAGACTGGACAAATACTTCTGGTTTTTCTCAAGTTGGTGTTGCTGTTTTAGGGCAGGTTCTTGAATTAGGTCGTGGTTTTGAGTTTGGTAGTTATGAAGATCTGAATGACACAAGCAAGAAACAGTATTCTAAAAAAGGCTACTTAAATATTATACTTGGTTTTGAGGAGCGTCTAAGGTACCTGGTTTATGAGCTCCTTGAAGAAGATGTAAATAAACTTGATACTTTATGGAAGGCTGTCTTAATGCGGTATCCTTTTGTTTATGTTCGGGATTCTAGTGATGTTCTCTCTACTATAGAGTATGTAATTATGGCGAGTAAGGTTAAAAAGCTTCCTTTGGATGATTATTTTCAAAGAGTTACATTAGCTCTTGAGCGGATGCGGTAATGGCGATAAAAACTTGGAAACAGTTGATTGCTCTTCCTAATCCTGATTTGCGTATTCTTGTAGAGATGAATCCTGGGAAGCATCTTGTTTGTGGTTCTGGGTGGACTTCTATAGGTAGTAATACTTATTCGCATGAATGTAAAGAAGATTTTGTAAATGTGGTTCTGGATGATGGGGTGCAGTTGGCAGCAAAGAATAGTGTTAGTGAAGTTCAGGCAACTGCTGGTTCCTGGTTTTATGATTTCTATAAACGAAAGATTTATGTTCATTGTTTTGATAATGATGATTTAAGTAATAGTTCGACTACAGTTGTCATTCTTGTTCTCTGTTGGAAGAACTTTTCTACGGATAATGTGATATTTAAAGGACGTCCTTATAAAGCTCTTGTTCGTCAGGATAGTCTTCCCTCCTTGGATTTAGCTGTCGATGATATTGTAGAGGGAAGTTATAAGTTTAGTTTTGGTAGTTTCCGTATGATAAATGATGGGTGGTTTGACAAAGCTTCAGAGGAATACGTTTGGTTGAATCGGAAAGTGGTGATGAGGATTGGCGGGGAGGCTCTTCCTTATGAGGAATACCAGCTTTTCTTTGTTGGGCGAGTATCTGATTTTTATGTGAGTGATGAAGAGGTTATATTTACTGTAAAAGACATAAGAGTAGGAACTTACGCTCAGATTCCTGTTGATCACTACTGGCTGTCAAATTATCCAAATATGCCAGAGGAGTTTGATGGGCGACCTATTGCTCTTTTTTATGGAGAGAAAGAGAATGTGGTTCCTGTTTGTATTGATGCTGATGATCAATATACTTCAGTTGCTACGGGTAACAATAAAGGGGATACAACTTTTGTTGTACAGGGGGCAATTAAGGTAGGGACTCCTGCCTCTGGGCGAATTGTGGTTGTGGGGGCTCCTACAGAAGCTTATTCTTATTCTTCATGGTCAGGTAGTACTTTTAATTTAGCGGCGGGAGTTACTTTACAAAGGGATTATACTGATTTATGTAAAGTTTATGTAGTTGGGACGAATCGTTGGAAATTTGCAGGACGTAAAATTAAGGAAGCACAGGTTAAAAAGAATGGTAAGGCATTAAATCCTGCGACTGATTATACTATGGATTTGAATACTGCTGAATTTGTTTTGAAAGTTTCTTTTGATGCTCTTTCGGGGGATTATTTAACAATAGACGGTGGAGGTTTTGTAGATGAGTCGAATAATTTAATTGTGAAAGGTGCGGATATTGCAAAGGATATTCTTAAAACAGAACTTGGTTATATTGATGATGACTTGGATTTGCCTTCTTTTGAGGCGACAAATAGTGTAAGGACTGCTCCGCTTGCTATATTTTTAGACACGGATGAGAGTTCAAGAGAAGTTCTTCAGACTATTGGTCGAAGTATTGTTGCTTTCTTTTCTCCTACTGAGGGAGGTAAGTTATCTTTTGAGGCATATGAGCCTACAGTTCCTTTAGGAACTCTTGAATTATTTGATCCTGATTATAAAGATTGGAAAGTTAAAAAGGATGATAGTTTTGTACGGGATAAAGTACGAGTTTTATATGATAGAGATCCTAAGTCGGGTTCTTATAAAGTAGTGGAGAGAAATAATTATGAGGTTTTGTATAAGTATGGAGTAAGAGATACTCTTGCTTTGAAAACATATTTAAAGAATAAAGCAGACGCAGAGAATATTTGTGAGGGGTTGCGGGATATGGTTTCTACTCCGATTACAATTGCAGAAACATCTGTTGGTATAAAGGGTTTTGGGCTTTTCCCGACTCGAAAAGTTAAGATGACTCGTGAGCGGGGTGCGGATATTTCGGGGCAATTTGATTCGAAAGTTTTTCGTGTGCGAAGTGTTGGTAAAGATACTATGCTGGAACGAACTCGGATTGTTGCTATGGATGATTTACAGACATTGGGAGCTGCCTTTTGTTATGTTTGTTATTCTTGTCAGTTATGCGTGAATGAAGAGGCTTCTTGTGCAACCTGCTACAGTTGTCAATTATGTTATACTGCTCAAGTTGGTTGTGAGATTTGTGTAAGTTGTGAGTTATGTGATACAGACCAAGGAGGTTGTCAGGTTTGTGATGTCTGTCAGTCCTGTGATACCTGTGAAACTACTGTAGGTAGTTGTGAGACGTGTCAGTTATGTGTTTCCTGCCAGGCTTGTGATACTTGTGAGTTAAATGTTGCTTTTTGTGAGACATGCCAGAGTTGCTATGGTTGCCAGGTATGTAATACATGTGAATTGAATGTGACTACATGTGGGACATGTGAGAGTTGTGTAGCTTGTGAATTATGTGATGCATGTCAGTTGAATGTGGTTTCTTGTTCTTCCTGTCAGGTGTGTTATAGCTGTCAGACGAATTATTCAGCATGTCCTGGAGCATGTGATGTTTGTGTTTCCTGTGAGGCTTGTAATACATGTCAGTTAGGGGTTAAAACGTGTACTACTTGTCAAGTGTGTGATAGTTGTCAACAGACGTATACTTGTGCAAGCTGTGATACATGCCAGGTGTGTGTATCTGCACAGGATTGTGCTACGTGTGATATATGTAATACCTGTCAAGTACAGTATACCTGTGCAAAGTGTGATACGTGCCAAGTGTGCGTTTCTGCACAGGATTGTGTTACTTGTGATGTGTGTAATACATGTCAAGTACAGTATACCTGTGCAAAGTGTAATACATGCCAAGTGTGTGTGGCTGCTGAGGATTGTACTTCTTGTGATGTATGTGATACTTGCGAAAGTTATTATACTTGTGCGGTATGTGTTGCTTGCCAAGTATGTAATGTGTGTGAAAAGTGTGTTACGTGCGAGAAAGGAGTATAAATAACTTAATGGAGGCTTAAAATCGCTTGTACAGTTTGTGAAAATTGTGATATCTGTCAACTGTGTAATACTACTCAGTGTTCTACATGCCAGATTTGTGTAAACTGTCAACAGAGTGTAGGGATTTGTGGAACATGCCAGCTATGTTATACATGCCAGCAGAATGTGGCAAGTTGTCAAACATGTGAATTGTGCAATGTTTGTCAGGTTTGTAACACTGCCCAGAGTGGCTGCTATTATTGTGATGTTTGTGAAATTTGTGTTTCATGCCAAGTATGTAATACAGACCAAGGAGGCTGCCAAACATGTGATGTAACGTGCCAGTCTTGTGTAGCATGTGAGCTTTGCAATACTCAACAAGCTGGATGTGGTAGTTGTTATTCCTGTGAGGTGTGCAACACCTGTCAAGCCTGTAATACTTCTCAAGGGGGCTGTCAGGTTTGTGATACGTGTCAGGCGTGTGTGACGAGTCAGACTTGTAGTTCTTGTGAGTTGTGTCAACTATGCAATACTTGTCAGCAGTGTGATACGTGGCAGGGAGCTTGTCAGATTTGTGTGAGTTGCCAGGTATGCAATACTACTCAGCAATGCTCTGTTGGCTGTGATACATGTGACACATGCCAGGTTCAAGTTTCCTGTGCGAAGTGTGATACGTGCCAGGTGTGTATTTCTGCACAGGATTGTGCTACGTGTGATATATGTAATACCTGTCAAGTACAGTATACCTGTGCAAAGTGTGATACATGTCAGGTGTGTGTGTCCACTCAAGATTGTGCTGGTTGTGATGTATGCGATACTTGCCAATCTTGTTATACTTGTGAGAGGTGTGATGCTTGTGAGACATGTTATTTTGGTCAGGCAGGTTGCCAAATCTGTGATGTGTGTAATGCCTGTCAAAACTGTAATGTGTGTGAGCAGTGTTTTTCTTGTGAAGTGAGTTATGTTGAATTTTGATGGTATAGTATGTATAGATAATTATATAGGAGGATAGAATGGATAAAAAAGAAAAAGAAAGGAGAGCAAAGCTTTGTAAAAAGTGCTATTCCTGTGAGACAGACGTAGATAAAAGTATTACTGTGGATGATATGAAAGAGGAAAAGCAAAGAGAGTTATCTAAAGAAGAGAAGGCAAAGTTGTGTAAGAAGTGTTATACATGCGAAATGGATGTTGATAAAAGCATTACTGTAGATGATATGAGGAAGCAGGAACAGAAAGAGTTGTCTAAGGAAGAGAAAGCAAAGCTATGCAAGAAGTGCTACACCTGTCAGCAGAATGTTTCTCTTGATGTGACTGTGGATTCTTTAAAGAAGGAGGAACAGGTGGGGGTTCAGCCTCCTCAAAAGGATAGGGCTTCTTTATGTAAGCAGTGTTATTTTTGTCAGCAGGGTGTCTCTAAGGATGTAACCGTGGATTCTTTAAAGAAACAAGGGGTAGGTCAGTCTCAAACAATGCCTTTTGTATACTATATTTTCCCAAGTGGAAACTGTAATCTATCTTGTAAATATCCGTGCTACGCTAGTAATAAAGTAGGGAATATGACAAAGGAGACACGGGATGTAGTATTGAATTGGCTTTTTAAGCGACAGCCATATAAGAATATTACCTGTCATTTCTTTGGAGGAGAGCCTACGTTGCAGTGGGATACGCTGACAAATATTGTTGAAATAGGTAATGTTATGGCAGAGTCGGGTGGTTATAAAGTTACGTGGAGTATGACTACAAACGGAACGCTTTTGAATGATGAGAGATTGGATTGGATTTCAAAACATTTTCGTTCTGGGAATCCTTTTCTTTTGAGTTTGGATGGACGACCTAAAACTCATGATAAGTATAGAGTACTTCCTGGAGGAAAGCCAACATTTCATTTAATTCCTGTGGATAAGATTATAAAGATATTTCCTAATATTGAAGTAAGACCTACTATTATGCCTGATACAGCTAAGGATTGGTTTGAAGATTTTTGTTTTTTAAGAAACAAGGGGTTCAAAGCTATCGCAATAGAGCCTAATTTTGAGATAGAGTGGAGTAGAGGGCACTTGCAGGATTATGAGGATATGCTACTTAAATTGGGTAAATTTTATATTTATTCTCAAAAGCAGGGAACTCCTGTTTATATGAAGTTTATTGATGGTGTGAAGGGTTGTTTAGAGGGGGGAACTCCTCAAGGTCGAATGTGTGGCGTTGCTTACAATTGTGGAGCAATTGATTTTAGAGGGAAGTTGTATGCCTGCCAGAGGTATGCCTCTTATAATGATCCTGAGAAGTATGCGCTTGGAGATGTGTGGAATGGTTGGGATGAGTTTAAACTGATGGAGACTCAAGCTTTATTCAGGGAGAATGTTCAAGGTGAAGTAGCAAAGGGTTATAATTGTCGAACATGTTCAATAGTGTGGGCGTGTTTTCGGGGCTGTAACGCCTGTAATAGTAAGTGGATGGGAACAAGGTATATTACTCCTGCTCAGTATTGCGAATTGACAAAAGTGGAAGTACGAGTAGCACTTTCTGTTCTAGCAGAGATAGGAGTTTTGGGGTTGAAAAAACAGAGTTAAGTGTGTAAACTTGGTATAGGAGAGGTAGAAGACAGTGGCTAAGAAGC